GCTCTTCACTGCGTTCATCACGGCCAACCTGGACCCGACCAAAGCGGTCTGGATCATGACGGCCACCCAGGCGCTGCAGCTCTCGCTGATCAAGAACGCTCTCGGACAAAGGGAGTTCCCGGACATCAGCATGATGGGCGGAACCTGGCTCGGCATCCCGGTGATCGTGTCGCAGTCCTGCCAGCAGGTCGGCAGCCCGGTGGCCGGTGAAGGCCAGATGATCATCTTGCTGAAGGCCGACGAGATCTTCCTCGCCGACGACGGCCAGATGGTGATCTCGGTGAGCAACCAGGCGTCGATCGAAATGCTCGACAACCCGACCAACGCTTCGACCCCGACCGTCACACCGACGACCATGGTCTCGATGTTCCAGACGAACTCGCTCGCCATCAAGGGCATTCGCTGGATCAACTGGGCCAAGCGTCGCACGACCGCAGTCGCGTACATCAAGGACGCGGCCTACGTCGGCGGGTAATAGTTCCATCCTCCCCGGCCGCCATGGCTGGGAAACCTCGGCCTTCGGGCCGGGGTTTTTTCAAGGCCGGTTCTCCTCGAGCCGGTCTCGACAAAACCACCAGGAGGGCTACCTGCATGTTCCCGATGATCACCACCTCCGCGCACGAGTACGCCGGTCGCAAGCTCGCTCCGGGCGACAAGTTCGAGGCGGAGTCAGAGCAGCACGTCACGATCCTGCGGGCGCTCAAAAGAGCGGAGCCCCAAGTGGGCGTCGAAGACGTTGCTCGAGTATTTCAGGTTCCGGAGGCCATGCTCGTCGAAAGCAAAGCGACCGCCCCCGCCAAGAAAAGAAAAAAGAGTAGCCGCAGGCGCACCTCGAAACCGAACTGATGAACGTCTTCAAGGTCATTGCCGAAACCTATCGCCGGGTCAAGGCGCTCTCGGCCGTTGACTCCCGAGGCGGAGGCGGCTGGATCAACATCATCAGCGAGGCATGGTCGGGCGCCTGGCAGCAGAACGTCGTCGTCGATTCCCCTAAGAACATCCTCGCCTTTTCGGCGGTCTACGCCTGCGTCACGACGATCGCGAGCGATGTTGCCAAGCTCTGTGTCGATCTGGTCAGGGAGGACGAGGACGGCATCTGCGAAAAGGTGAAGTCATCCCCTTTCCTGAAGGTGCTGCGGAAGCCGAACTTTTATCAGACCCGGCTCAAATTCATCGAGCAGTGGATCGTTCAGAAACTGCTCAACGGCAACGCCTACATCCTCAAGGCTCGCGACAACCGAAATATGGTGAGCGAGCTCTACGTGCTCGACGCGAACCGCGTGAGGGCGCTCGTCGCGGAGAACGGGGATGTGTACTACGAACTCGCGCGCGATGATCTCTCCAGCGTGAGGGAGCCGATCACCGTCCCCGCCTCGGAGATCATCCACGACCGGATGGTCTGCCTGTGGCATCCGCTCGTCGGGGTCTCGCCGATCTACGCCTGCGGGATCTCGGCGACGATGGGGAACAAGATCCAGGCCGGCAGCACGGACTTCTTCAAGAACATGGCGCGGCCGGGCGGGGTGCTGTCGGCTCCAGGAATAATCCCGCCCGATGAGTTGGCGCGGCTGCAAGCGAAGATGGACGAGGGGTTCAGCGGAAAGAACATCGGACGCACCCTAGTCACCGGCGGTGGCCTGATTTATTCGGCGATGCCGGGCATCCCGCCGCAGGATGCGCAGTTGATCGAGCAGTTGAAATGGACGGTCGAGGACGTTGCGCGCGCCTTCCACGTTCCGCTTTTCAAGATCGGCGGCCCCATCCCTGTCGGAAGCACGGTCGAGACCTTGCAGCAGATGTACTACTCGGACTGCCTCCAGGCGTTGATCGAATCTCTGGAGAGCGCCCTCGATGAGGGATTGGAACTCAAGACCGGCTACTACACGCAGGTCGATCTGGACGGGCTCCTGCGCATGGACTACGGCGCGCAGATCAAAGCGGAAGGTGAGGCGGTGCAGCGTGGCCTCAAGTCACCGGATGAGGGGCGGCGGCGCTTCAACCTGAAGGCGGTACCGGGCGGCCAGTACCCCTACCTCCAGCAGCAGAACTATTCCCTTCAGGCGCTTGCGAAGCGAGACGCAAAAGAGGACCCGTTTGCGACGAAACCGGCGGAATCCGCCAAGCCCGCCTCAGAAGAACCGAACGCGGCTCAATTGATGCTGGAGTTTATGCGCGAGATGAAGACCATCGTGGTGCCGGCTCCGCTCGCGCTCCCCGCTCCTGTTGTTGAGGATGACGAGGACCTGCGTGAGATCGCACACCTGTTTGTTGCCGGCATGGCTACGGAGGTAGTTACCGCATGAGTTTCCCATCTTCAACAGGGACAAGAAGGAGCGTTCGCGCCGCCTACGACGACGCCAAGAATCAGTCTTTCCGTGCGAAGCAGAGCGCACAGAACACTCGCGATCGAGCTGTTGCCGGGAATCTTGGCCGTTTCGAGGCGCTGCAGTACATGACGACCTGCACCGATGTCCTGCAAAACCTCACCGCCGACGCAGCGCAGCCTGGCATTTTGGCGTGGGCGCAGCAAGTCGAGGCCGATCCGACGCTGGATATCGCTGCCGAGTTCAGCACGATGGTTGCGGCGATCACCGCCGTTCGGGATTGGATCGCGACGAACTTTCCCGTGGTCGGCGGGTTCGCGCAGGTGTTTCAGATCGTCTCCGGGAGGTACTCCGACCCTGGGCTTACTGCCGGCGCGCTCGCGGCGTTGCTGCCGTTGCTTGACGCGGTCATCGTTTCAATAGACTGATGTGGCGATCACTCAAACGCCGCTGGATAGTGGGGCTGACACCAGCGTAGGCAGTTCCACGGTAACCGGGTCTTTCACGACAGTCGATACCCGGCTGACGGTCTTAAATGTAGCCGCGCACCCGTCAGGCGGGCCGAGGATTCCTACGGTCTCGGGATGGACGCTGATCCAGAGCAACGACTACGACGGCGCGGCGACAGGCCAGGTCAACGCCATATTCGGGCGGATCGCGAGCGGGACCGGAACGCACACGATAGATTTTGCCGGGGAAAATCAAGAGGACATAGTCTGGTCTGTTTCAGAGTACGACGGCGTCGATGTGAGCGCCGGGGTTGCGAATGCTTGGATTCAAGCCGTCACTGCGGCTGGGTCGGGTGCGAATCCGTCCGTGACGCTCGCGGCGTTTGGCGATGTGGACAACGCGACCATCGGCTTGGTGAGTGGCGTTGACGGACTGGGAGCGATCACCGAGGGCGCCGGATTTGCCGAGATTCACGAGCTCGCTTCCGGCACGCTGATCCGGATGGAATCTCAGTGGCGGGCCGACAACGATACCTCGGTGACGTGGACCGCAGCGGCAGCAGTTTGGGGTGCAATCGGGGTAGAGCTCAGGGATGCCGGAGAGCCGCCTCCACCCGAGATGATATTCACCGACAACATCATTCTAATGGCGCAGGCTTGTCTATGAGTTCGCTAAAACGACGCGAAGGATATTTGCTGATCGACCACAGATTCAGCCCGGGAGTGCCGGAGGATGTTGCGCGCAAAACAGGCTTCGACCCGAAATTGATGCGGGAGGGGAAGTACCTCGAAACTGCGACCATCCATTGCGCGCACTGCTTGGGGTCGGTTGTCAAGAATCCGATGCGCATCCGCGAGCGCGCCTACTGCGCGAAATGCGACAGCTACATCTGCGACTACTGCGATGCGGCGCGCGCCGCTCCGGATTATGTCCACGCGAGCGGTAAGGCGATCAGCGATGCCATTATTGAAAGCGGCGAAAGAGGGATGATCTTGGGCAGTCCCTTGGAGTTACTGAACAAGCCCAAGATTTTCGTCCCATAAAGGAGTTTTCTTATGTCCAGGCGCGTCTTTCAAGTCCCTTCATTCACCGCGACCGCCACGGCGGACCACGCGACCACTCTCGCAAACGGTACCTATCTCGGAGTCTCCGCAGGCGGCGCAGCCAATCGCGCCGAGATCAACGAGGTCTATATGGGCGGGCAGTCCGCGGCGAGCAACGTGAATCTCATGATGCTCGCGCGGCACAACACGATTTCGGTCACGCCGACCGCACTTTCGGCACCGAACTCGGACGGCCCGATGGACGGCCTGACGCAGGCGGTCACGACTCCCGCTTTGGGATTCGTCGCCGCCGCCACTCCTCCTACGCGCAGCGCCGGCGTAACAAATGCTCGGCTTGCGCTGACCTACAACTCCTTCGGCGG